CTCCTGAGCGGAGATGGACATGGCATCGGTGAAGTACTTGACACCTTGAGCAAGGGAGTCGAGACGGTCATCGTGTTTAACGGCTCCCTTCTCTCTGCACATGCGAGACATCTGGTAGAAGAGCATGTAGAGGAGTCGTTCTTCTGGAGGAGCGTCTTTATTGGAGGAGTAATCCCACTCCACCACTCCACGATCAACGATCAGCCGGTGTTGGTTCATCACGGGCTCCAGGGCATCGATGATGCGGTCTTCTTTACGGACGTTTGCTCGTACTTCTTCTACGTCTATAGCTTGCTTAGTTTGTTGAAGATGCTTCTTGAACAGCTCTGCGACAATGCCATCGCCAAAGTTGGTTTCGATGAGGAGTTTAGTGACGTTGTACTTTTTGCAGCCTCTAAGGATGTCCAGAAGGGTGGTGTCTGAGTAGCCATCTCTGTAAGCACGGATTTCATGGACATAAAGAAAGCCATTCCGTTGGCTGATAAACGTGGCTGCTGTTTCGTCACTACCACGACCAGAGGGGTCTACGGAGCAGATCGTCTCGGTGTACGGACCCCACTCCCCTTGGAGTTGCATCGGGGAGTAGAAGTAATCACCCGGTAAGCCAACCGTAGGCAGATCTTTGAGAACATTACGAGGGTCAGAGCACCACACAACAGCATCCGGCGCTTGAGACGGGTTAACGGAAGTAATGATGAGGTCGGAGAATTTAAGGGGGAATTTCTCTGCATCACTCAAGGTGGTATCGAGTTGAAACTGAAGCATGTAGTTGCTTCGACCCATGGCTGCTTCCCGTTCCAGCAGGTCATCACCTGTGAAGCGATCAGGGTCAGTCGGAGACCACTCCTCAACACCCATGTCGATGTCTTCAACGATCTGTGGGGCGAGGAGACCTTCGTATTGACTGAGCTTGTCTTTACGTGGGGTAGCGAGCAGGCCAGACAAAGGGGCGGTAGTTCCGCTCGGCTAGCTTGCGGTAGATGGTAAAGGTTGTCTGGGGAGTCCCCAGGTACATGATGCGAGAGTCTTTCTTTGGTGTCAGGATGGACTCCGCTTCAGTGCAGAGCTGAAGGAGTTTCTCTCGCATCATTTCAGTCATCGAGTTACCAGGAACTTCAACGTCATCAAGCACCATGAGGTCAGCACGAGAGCCAGTTAGCTGACCTGTCACACCTACTGACTTCACTGAAGGAGCTTGGTGAGGCGAGCAGCTAACATCAAAGCTGATACGTGACCATCTGGCATTGTCATCTTTTGGCTTTAGGTGAGAAAGCCAGGGGGTTTCAATAATCAGTTTCTGTAAAAAGATAGACATATTGTCGGCCCGCTCTTTTGAGGCCGAGATAATCATGATCTTCTTCTCTGCATTGTTAAATAGTGTCCACAGCACAAAAGCTCCTGTAATCCACGACTTCCCAACCCCACGAAATGCTTGTACTTGCAATCGTTTTGGCCCATGCTGCAAGTAGTCAGCAATTGCATACTGTGCTCTGGTGGGTGATGGAAGGTCTAGCTGCAGCCAGATTGCTTGAAGAAAAAGCTTAAAGTCACTCTTTAAAAGATCTAATGTATTGAGCTGCGTTGTCGAGGAGGCGCGGGTCATCTTTTAACAATCCTATTCCTCGATTACATGAATCGCACAGCAATCCACGCACTTCACCAGTGTCGTGGTCGTGGTCAACACAAAACCGAGTATTACGTTTAGAATTTTGAGGAAGACGGCAAATAGCACATAAACCATTTTGCTCGTCGTACATGCGGTCGTAGTCAGCAAGACTTATTCCGTAGTTGCGTTGCATCTGAGCACTGTGGTAACACTCTTTACAACCATTCTGATGTTTACCAGTATCACTACGTTTATGGAATTCACTCAGAGGCTTCTCTACGCCGCAGGAGCGGCATCGTTTCATTTATTGATAGAATGTACTTAAAGCAGGAAAGAGAGGCCTTCCTGGGGCTTGTGGAGGCCTCTCGTGAGGGTTTATGGTTAGCTGTAGTACCGACGCTTACGACGGTCGTATTCGTTTACCTTCTTTTGGTCGATCTTGTTGGCGTCGAGGTTACTACCATCGACCTTGGTGGACGGAGTGTAGAGATCACTGCTGGAGTCGAACTTATTGCCCACCTTTTGAGCGGCTTCGGACTGTTGAGTGGCTTCGCGGTCCTTCATCCGCTGCATCATCCAATCATCTTTCTTGATAAGAGGATTGTTGGTTTTGGATGTACCACGGTTAGGGTTGAAATCAGCCCATTGTTGGCCCTTTCCAGCGGTCCCAGAAGCGGTTTTAGGCACCGGGCGAGGGGTAGAGCGGCTAGCGGAGCCACCAGAAGCCCTACGGCTCGGCGCAGGGGCAGCAGAGGGTCGGCTAGCGGGGCTTGCTGCGGCTGGTTTGGTAGCGGGTTTGGGCTTAGCAGGGGTTTTAGCGGGGGCTGGTGTGGACATTTGCTGGGAACCAGGCACGTATCGACCGCCGTCAGCACTCATCCGAACGGCTTGCTCGTTGCGGATTGCTTTTTTGTACGCCCCACCGATGGCATTACCCAGTGCTCGACCAGCCTGGATGCCAATAAGAGCTTGAGTCACACCACCAGAGCGCCCCTTTCCGGCGGTTTCCGCAGCTTTAGTCAAAGCTCCACCAGACTTGCCAGGGGGTAGAGCGGGTCGGCCACCGCCGTTGCCAGTAGTCTTACCTGATCCCACTTTTGGAGTATTAGCTTTGACATCAATAGTAGGTCCCGCCTTTTCCATACCACCACCTTTACGGCCAGGAGGTAGTTGAGCTTGACCACGAAGAGAACCACGCCCTTGAGTAGCCAAAGCACCCCCTTTAGAGCTAGGAGGCAGAGCCTTAGGAGGCGTGCTGCTACCACCACGACCTTGTGTCACATCCGGGCGAGTTATATTGCGACTTTGTTGGTATTGACGTTGAGCTGTACCCTTAGTTGACTTACCTCGATCATCAGAGTATGTGGTGCGCCCGCTGCCAGTTGGACTGCCAACTGCACTGGAACCACTTCTGGTAGTCAACTTACTTGCAACTTTCTGACGGTTAGCCCGCTGCGGGTTTTGACCCTGGGTGACTGGTTTAGAGGAGCTACGCTTGCTGCGATTAGACGAAGAAGTTACTTTAGAAGCCATTACTTAATCCAAGATAAAATGAGTTGTTCTTTGTTAGGGTTCTCTCCAAAGGTTTGTCTCATCCAATGGAGCCAATTATTACTGCCTTTACTCTGATTGCAATGTTTACAAGATGGGACAAGGTTGCTTGTAAAAGAAGTACCTCCACGACATCGAGGACGTATGTGATCCAAAGTGAGTTGATGTGGTTCATGCCTAACTCCGCAATAGACACAGGTGAAATCAAAGTGTTCAATAATGGCCTTACGATGAAGGCGTTTAGCTTCAGAACTTTTCATGGCAAGTAAGTTCTGCAAGTACATTTCAGGTGAAGGCAGTAGGGGTGTCATTACCGCAAGCTGTTGGTTTTGCGAGCACCTTTTGCTCGATTAGCCTTACGAGGGATAATCCGTAGATTATCTCGTGAGTTATTCATCGGGTTATTATCCTTGTGGTCTACTTCGTGACCAGTTGGGATATCACCCATTGAACGCCGTGCTCTTGCTCGGGAGGCATCTTCTGTTCGATGCGCTCGGCGGTAATTCTTAAGGTATGAAGCGCGGGCTTTATACTCGGCTTTCCAATCTCTTGCCATTCATACGACTCCGTACTAGGTCTGGGTCAATCTTTGGAAGGATGCTGACAAGTTGATCAAGGGGTGAACCTTCCATTGCAACACCAGAGATATCGTTCTTGGCCAACCAATCACAAGCTGCCTTTAGATCAGCAGTAGAGGCTTCACCAGACTTGATTCGATTGAGCAGCTCTTGCGTGACCATATTGTGGAGTTCATTGAACATGTCCTCCGTTGCTTTCTTTTTGGCCATAGTACCCATTTGTGGATAGATATATTAATGCAGATTGAAGAATTATGGGGCTATCTCTAAGTAACCCAAGTGCTGAATTGCAGGAACCACAGAGCAAGCCACGGACTTGTCCAGTGTCATGGTTGTGATCTACCGAGAAACGTTTGCGATTTTTTCCCGGTTCATTGGTACCACAAATTTTGCAACACCCATTTTGATCACTAATCATCTGGTCATACTGCATTAAAGTAATTCCATACTGTCGCTGGTAGACAGCGGCTCTGATTTCACCAGATTCATATTTCTGCCTTTGGTAAAGACGGGTGCATTCTTTGCACTCACTTTTATGCCCGTCTAGCATTGCAGCTCTTTTGTGAAAGTCTTTCAGCTCTTTCTTCAACCCACACTTAGTGCAGGCTTTCATTTAAACACTTCGTAGTGCGATCTGATCGAGCTTCGACTCGATCCTAATCATGTGATCCTCCATCTTTTGAAGGGCATTAGCTAGTTCTTGGCGGGGGACGTATTTCTCAGCAAGGCGCAACTCAACACCATCAATACGTTTGTCGATCTGATCCATACGAGAGTTAGAACGTGAGTGGAGAGCAGCTACTCCTCCACCGATGCCAAGAACGAGAGATACAGCTCCCGTGATGATGGTTTCAATCATGTTGCTCCATCAACCGAATGAGTTTCTGTGGGTAGATTGGATCAGTGGCATATCCTTCACGCTTTAGAAGGTATGCACAATCTTCACGAGTAGCTGCTCGGTTGACGCCTTTATAACCTTTGTAATCCTTGTACCACTGGGTCACAAGGTGGTTAACACAGTCGTAAGGGGTAGCAAAGTCTTGAAATGATGCTTTGATGGTAACAGGACCATTACCGTAATCCTCCCAGGTAGTCTTGATGGTGCCAGGACCCTTGATACCAAAGAAGTTGTTTTTACCACTAGTGGCAGTGCCATGGGCAGATTCAAGTGCCCACTGTGCTGCAACAACCTCAGGGAACTTAGCACCAGCAGCTGCAGCAGCCGCTTCGATACCATCCCAGGTGTTGCTGAATGTTTGAGCCGGAGGTTTAGCAGGAGGTATCCTCCAAAGTTTTACCCACTCCTGATCATCAGAAAGCCCCTCATCCCCGAGAAGTTTCTCAAGGGCTTGAAGGGCTTTGATTTGATTGGGCAAACCTTTGTAGTACCGTGCTACATCGGTTAGTTTAATCATCGGTTCTTAAATGCTCTACGGATACGACGCACCGTGTCATCTTCAGTACGAGTCTTGCTGAAGAATACAGCTGCATAAGTGATGAGTTGTGTGACGCTGTTTGCTTTGCGTTTCCTGGTCATGCCAAGATATTCAGATGCAATGAACAGCGCAAAGAAGGCCAAGGTTTCATAGGTAACCTTGACACCAAAGATAGTGATCATTATTGACTCCAGTCACTGTACTGTGAACTTGTGATGTATGCAGCCAACTGGTCAACAGTGGTGGTTGCATTGATAGCAGCTTCTTTTGTATTACTGGCTGTACGAATATTTGTACGTTCAGTCACAACAGCTTGAGAAACAGGTTTGTTGGAGCTTGGGTCGTTGCTGCGAATGATAATCCAATCAGTTGCAGAGAGAAGGCCCCCAGCGGTTGCCTTTGTCTGAGTGATCCACAGCTTCTTAAGTTCAGTAAGATCTTTTGGATTACCAACACCCCAATAGAATCGTTGATCGTAGGTCGGAGGATCTGGCTCTTCGGTGATACCGATAGCAGCACGTTCCTCAGGTGATGCCAAGTACAGCCAATTGGACGGATACTGTGTCCCATCACTGGTTACAAATTGCTTACCTAGTGGCAAAGGCTTATTATCTAAGATATACATGGTTATGCCTCTGTGTTTATGGTCGCTATTGGGGTTACTATCCAGTCCAAAACTTCTTCATCCCACGAGTAGGAGTTTCCATCTGTGGGCATTGGAGATGGTGGATCCCAACGGCAGGATTTTTCATTAAAGATCCAAGATGGATATGGTTTGGGTGGAATAAAAGCGTTTCGGCTTGTGTCAAACGTAAACCCACTTGACGCAAAGTTCTTATATTTGCTTCCAGAATAACTGGTTTGTATCCATTTGGTTTCACAACCAAAGAGCTGTTGGCAGAATTGCTCACCAAGCCACTCACATTCCACTCCGGTTTCATTGAGTAAGACAGAGTTGTCTACGACAATGACCCTCTCTACAACCCAATCTTTGTTTACCTCTGCAAAGTGTGCCATTAGAATGTGATGCTCCCAGATCCAGTGTATGTATAGATTCGATATCCGCCTGTTACGGTTACCGTAGGGCTTCCAGTTGTCGAGAGCGCAAATCCAAAAGTGTCTGGATATCGGATGATTACAATTCCAGAACCGCCAGCCCCACCTGTAGGAGACCCGCCACCACCACCACCGCCTGTGTTGGCAGTGCCGTCTGCTGCTTGGAAGCCTGAATAGCCAGCTCGTCCTCCCCCACCTGTTCCACCAACACCAGTAGTGCCAGATGTAGCGGAATTGCTACTACCACCACCACCACCAGCGTATGTTGTGGAAGAACCAGAAATGGAGGATGTCGAACCGTTACCGCCAGCACCAC